GAAGGTAAGCAAATGGTTACAGTACAAGATGAAGAAGTCAAGTCTAAAAAAGTAGCATATGTTCCCACTATCCAGGAACGGCTACAAGAAGCTACTGAAGCAAAACTTGAAGAACTTGAACAGTGGATTGACGATTTTATCCGTGATCCAAAAGCAAATCCTCTTAAAGATAAACAGCCGATAGCATACCTTAAAGGTAAAGAAATTAACTTAGGTCACGCCCGCTTTATTCAAAAGTGGTATGAAGGCCCTGCTGCTGAACTTGAAGAACTAGTTGCATTGCCCGTTGCAAGCAAGCAAACCGAAATGCAGCAACAACTTGCAGAGGGTTTTTCTCACTTTACTAAGTTGCAGCAAAAAGAGTTCAACGACTTTTATAAGCGATTGTTCCAAGCACTAGACATCCTCCGTGCAGAGAAGAAACAAGTTCGTCCTGTTCGCAAAGTAAAGCAAAAGAGTGCTGCTGAACTTGTTAAGAGTTTGAAGTTTAAAGCAAGTGATCCCACTTACGGCATTGCAAGTGTTCCGCCTGCTGATCTTATTGGGTCAACTGTTGCAGTTGTGTTCAACTCCAAGAATCGTAAACTGGGCGTTTACTATGCAGAAGAAGGACAGACCTTCCAAGTTAAAGGCACTACACTGCAGTTTTTCGATGAGGATAAGAGTGTGCAGAAAACTATCCGCAAGCCAGAGGAAGTGCTACCAGGTTGGAAAAAAGTAACCAAGCACAAAGTACCTGTCCAGTTCGACTTCCTAAAAACAACAGATACTAAGATGAATGGCCGCTTCAACGAGGATACGGTAATTCTAAAAGTGTTCTAATAAATACTTGTATGAGATTACATGAATTATTAGAAGCAAGAATAGAACCAGATCAAGATTTCCTCGCTCAACTTGAGGAAATCGTTGATGACTCTATCGAAGAATATCAAGAATTCCTAGAAGAAAACAACGACATCGACGACATTGATGAACTAGAATCAATCCTTAACAGTAACAACGTCGATGAACTTCCTATTGAATTTGTTACTGACCATAACCCACGTAAAGATCCCAATGAATGGATCAGTGCTGTTGCTGACTGGGATGAAAAAGAAGGTAAGTCTATAACAATATACTTACACGCTAAGAATTTAGAAAAAGTATACGGTCCCAAATCATTTAAAAATATTCTTATGCGTATGCTAGGACATGAAACTATCCATTGGACACAATATGATAAGATGGGTGCAAAGGTTTTAAACAATTACAAAAGCGGTTACCAAAAAGGTGTAATCAAAAAAGCAGCGGGTGGTACTGAGCGTGATCTAATGCGCAGTTACTTGCGTGATCCACACGAGCTTATGGCATATGCACATGATCTTGCGGGAGAGATGAAAGAAACAGACAATCCCGAAGAAGCGTTGCGTAACCCAGAGAAGTACAAAGCTGAGTTACCAGTGTATGAACGTTTCCGTGAAATATTCCCATCAAATGCAAAGCAACTAAGACAGTTACTCAAGTACACAGTCGATTACTTTAAAGCATAAATAGTAGTATGGCAAAGATAAATCAACTCATCAAAGAAATCGAACTCCGTTTAGGCGGACAAATGGTCGACGTAGAACTTGACCCAGAGCATTACGAGTTAGCTATTCGTAAAGCTGGCGAAAAATATCGTCAACGAGCAGAAAACTCCGTACAAGAATCTTTCATCTCACTCGTACTACAGATAGACACAACTGAATATACATTACCGGACGAGATTATTGATGTTAAGGATATCTATAGACGAACAGGCGGTCATTTGAACGGCAGCAGTGGCGGAGATATTGAACCTTTTGAAACTGCATACTTGAATAACTTCCTACTGTATAGTGGTATGTCTGGCGGCATGGCTACATTTGATTTCCTTGCACAAAACAGAGAAACACTTAGTAGAATTTTTGGTGAAAAACTTATCTTTACTTGGAATACTGTAACCAAAAAATTGTTTATTGGTCGCAGACAAAAAGCAGAAGATACTGTATACTTGCACGTTTACAAGTATCGTACTGATGAAGAATTGTTAACGGATCCTTATAGCGCACCTTGGATTAAAGAATTGGCACTTGCATATGCAAAACTAATGTTATCAGAGGCACGTGGTAAGTTTGGAACTATTGCAGGTCCACAGGGCGGTACTAGTCTAAATGCTGATGCATTAAGATCAGATGCACAGGCAAGCATTGACAAGCTAGAAGATGAGTTGAAAACTTATGTTGATGGTAGTGTTGGACTTGGTATTATTATTGGTTGACAAGTGCTCATTTTTGTTGTAGTTTAATACAAACAACAGGGATAAACCAATGAAATACCTACCCAAGCTACTTGTTATCGGACACGGACGTCACGGTAAAGATACTGTATGCGAATACCTAAACAAACACATGAGGTTTGACTTTAAGAGTAGCAGCAAGTTCTGTAGTGAACGTTTTATTTTTGATATGTTGAAGGATAGATATGGATATGCTAATGAGGAAGAATGTTATGCTGACAGGCATGATCACAGAGCAGAATGGTATAATGCTATCTGCGATTATAATTTACCTGATGCAGCACGCCTAGGCAGAGAAATTTTTGCCGCACATGACATTTATTGCGGACTACGCAATAAAAAAGAATTCCATGCCATGAAAAATACTAAAGTATTTGACTATGCTATTTGGGTTGATCGTAGCGATCATCTTCCAGTTGAATCAAAAGATAGCATGAGTCTAGAACAGTGGATGACTGATTATACAATTGATAATAACGGCACAGTAGAAGAACTTCATTTTAACATTAATGAACTTATGCATACGATACTTAAATAGTTAAGTACGCAGTTAACCTCCATAATCATACGAATATATAGCTTCTTTGGTAAATAGTATTAGTAAGAATACTAACCCAGAGGAGTGAAAATATGGTTACTTTAGTATCCCCAGGTGTGTCAGTAACAGTAGTTGACGAAAGTGCTTATGGTGCGCCAGGCGCCGGCACTATCCCATTACTTGTATTGGCTACAATAGAAAATAAAACAGATCCCACTGGTAGTGAAACTGATGGCATTGCAAGGTATACCAAGAGTACGTATGCTGGCGATGTGGTGAGAGTGACATCTCAACGTGAATTGACTCAATATTTTGGCAATCCAACGTTCACTACTAATGGAACAGCAATTGTTCAAGGCAGCGAGACAAGCGAATATGGTCTATTAGCAGCCTACAGTTATCTAGGACAAGGTTCACAGGCATATATTGTTCGTGCAGATATTGACCTTGCAGAATTAGAAGCAACAACAACAACACCAACAGCAGAATACAGTACTGCCAATTCGCTTTGGTTAGATACAGATGCAAGTAGCTATGGTATTCACAGATACAACAACACTACAGGTCTTTGGATTGCACAAACTCCAGTAATTGAAGTTAATCTTGATGCATCTGCATTAGAAGCAGCTGGTGCTTCATATACACCAAGTGCTACAGTTACAGTTGGTCAATTCTTAGTTGTAGTACACGGTCGTCAGACAGGTGACTTATCACTTGAATATTTTATTGGAAAAACTAGTGCCACTTTAGCAACTACTGCTTCTGCTGGAGCAAGCGGCACAGCGACACTGACGTTTGCAACCCAAGCAATAGCACCATTCCAGGTAGGCGCACAAATTATAGTCGCTGGGGTAACTCCGGGTGGATACAACGGCACATTCACTGTTACTGCATGTACAACTACTACGGTATCTTATGTAAATGCTACAACCGGTGTACAAACTGTAGCTGGTACTGTTACAATGGCAGCTGCCTGGGAAGAACTAGACAGTGATGCTGTATTATCAACTGGTGATACAGTAACTTGGGCTAGACACTTTAGCACACCTGCTGCGCCTGGCGATGGCGATGTTTGGATTAAAACTACAAGTCCAGGCAACGGTATTAATTTAGTAGTTAGCGAATTCACAAGTGCTTGGGTAAGTAAAACTGTGCAAGGTGTTACGACTGCACAAACTGCATTGGCAAGCACTTCAATTGGTGATTTCTTTCTACAAGACGGTTCTAGTACAACTGCACTAACAAGCTCAACTGCTACAAGTGGTAGATTGTTGCTTGACTTAGACGTTAACACAAAAGCCCTTGTTATTGTTCAACGTGTTACATCAGTTGGTGGAGTTAGTACATTAAGCAATTACACTACTAAATTTGCACAAACTAGTACGCCAACAGCAACAGCAGCAACCGGACAACTATGGTTTGACGATACTATTAATAGTCTTGATATTTATAAAGTTAACTCTGGTGCGTATGATGCAGTAACACCAACATACTCAACAACTGCTCCTACAAGTCCATCAGGCGGCGATGTTTGGGTTGATACTACTAATGCAGCAGAAGGTCAAGCTAACGAAAGACTATATCCTGTCATTAAAGTATACAGCAGTGCATTGAGTGCATGGGTTACACACAGTAACACAGATCAATCAACCAACCGTGGTGTATTGTTTGCAAATATCTCAGATACTGCGGGCAATGCAAGTTCACTTATTACTGGTGCACCAAACCCACTTGTTTATCCAAACGGTATGATTGCTGTTAACATGGCTCAAAGTTTGAATACTGTTCGTGAGTGGAACGGTACTGCTTGGAGAAATGCTGCACCTAACCATGCAGATGGAAGCGGTCGTTTTGGACGTTATGCACAAAGAGCTGTTATTGCACAAGCAATGCAAGCAGTAATATCAGGATCTGAACTACGTGATGAACAGTATACATTTAGCTTACTTTGCGCTCCTAACTATCCTGAACTTACAGATGAGTTGGTAACTCTAAATAGTGATCGTGGCGAAACTGCATTCATTATTATTGACACACCAATACGTAAGAATCCAACAGAAGCAGTTCTTTGGGTGCAAAACAATGCTGTAGCTACCGAAAACGGCGAAGATGGACTTGTGACTAACAACACGTATAGTGCAGTTTATTACCCAGCAGGTAGTACAACAGAACCAGTTAACGGTGCTACTGTTGTTGTTCCTCCAAGTCATATGGCACTATACACTTACGCATATAATGACAACATTAGTTTCCAATGGTTTGCTCCTGCAGGAACTACACGTGGTGTTGTTCAAAACGCAAGTGCAGTAGGTTATGTTACATCAGAAGGTGAATTCAAAGCAGTTGCATTGACACAAGGTCAGCGTGATTCCATGTATCAAAACAACCTCAATCCAATTGCTACGTTCGTAGGTCAAGGAACTATTATCTTTGGTCAAAAAACATTACATGTTGGAACAAGCGCACTTGACCGTGTAAACGTTGCACGTCTAGTAGCATA